TTTCAATTACCGGAAACAGAACGAGGTCAAAGCGGTTTTGGCTCTACAGGTGTTTAAAAGTTAAGATATATCATTCTTTAGTCGTGGGGGTTTCGATGAAGTGAAGAGCATTGGAACCCCCTTGATTTTTAACAGAGGTGCAACACGAATGGATTTACGTACTGCATATGATATTGACCCAGAATTTGAACACATGGTATTGGCGGCAGTGTGTCAGGATTTTGATTTTCTAGAACGATTCAAATCGATTATAAGTAAAGACATGTTCAGTCACCGGACCAACGGTTTTTTGGTTGAGCAATTGTTGTTATATCATGATAAATACGAGTGTGTACCAGTTGTTGATGTGCTGGTTGATCAAATCAAAGCTACTTCCTATCGAGATAAAGGGGGTGCAATCACCACTTTACAAAATCTACCAGTCTGTAGTGATTTGGATTACGTACGTGACAAACTCTTGATGTGGGTAAAGTGGACTTCAATCGACAAGGTACTTCAAAATTTCGACATGACGAATGGCGTAGGCATTGAGCCAAAAATTCTTGCTGAAGAAATAGACGAAGCTTCTCGTATTGGTGATGATCTATTAAGAGAACACACATTACTACATGAAGACAGTAAAAGTGAGGAAAACGATCTGCAGGGTAGGATTATTAAAACTCCATGGGCAAAGTTAAATCATCGGCTTAATGGGGGTTGTGAAGTTGGAGATTTGGCGGTAGTGTTGACGGTGGTTAATGGTGGTAAAACTACAGTATTAGTCAATGTTGCTGTAAATGCTGTGTGTCGGGGGTTGTCGGTTATATACTTTACATTTGAAGATGGTGAGACTAAGATAAAACGTAGGATTCTTCAGGCCATTTCTGGTAAGACTATATCGGAAATGATTGGTAGCATAAAAGAAGTGCGGGCTGTTCGTGATAAGCTGTTGGAAAAAACAGGTGGAAGATGTGAGATTAAACAACTGCAAACAAGGATGCATTCGGTTGCTGACTTAATTTCATTTGTTAGAACAGCAGAACAAGCTCAAGACAGGAAAGTAGATGTAGTTATTACCGATTATGCCGACAGATTCCGTCCACCACAACGAAGAGAAGAACCACGGCATGAGTATAGGGAAATTTTCGAAGCTTGTAAAGCGGCGGCGGTTAATTTGGGTTGTGTGCATTGGACTGCAAGCCAAGTGAATAAAAGTAGGGCTGGTAAGGAAATAATTTCGTCCGAAGACGTAACAGAAGCGTATGGTAAGATTGAATCGGCTGATTTGGTGTTGGGGTTTGGTCAGACGTTGGAAGACGAAGAATTAAATCGAATGACGATGTATTCTGCTAAGGTTAGGGATGCTAAAAAACATGAAAAGTTTGCGATGGAAGCTGATTTTGAAAAACAAATGATAAGGGAAATTGGGTGATATTATGACAGAAATTGTTGATCATGTATTAGAATGTGTTGCTTCAAATGATTATGTGTTTACGGAAGACACCGGCCAGTTGGCCATAAGTTGTCCGTCTTGTGAAGACAGAGGTCACCATTTTTACGTTAACATAGATAAATACCTGTATCATTGTTTTAAGTGCGATAAGGGTGGTTCAATTCGGTCAACTATTGGGAATTCGAAAATCTTGAGATCACGTTGGGCGGGTTTAAGAGCGGAATTGGTTTCGGTTACCGCACCCATTAGGTGTTATGGTGAAGAGTCTTTAGTTTCAATTATACAGGTGTTGGAACACAATCCAGCTAATCTCCGGGAAGGATATCAACAGTGTCCGCTTTTGTTGTCTTTAGCTAGTAAGGCTCACGAGTATTGTGTGAAACGAGGGTTGTCTAGAGGTCAAATTGCTCAATATGCAGTGTCAGTCAAATCCTTTGAAAACCGTGTATTCTTCCCATGTTGGAATGAAAAGGACGAACTTGTTTATTACACAGGTCGAAAACTTGATGATAATAATGATGACCCTAAAACTTTAGAAATGGTAAGCTCAAGTAAACCTCTGTTTGGTCGGCACGTGCATAAGTGGCATGATTTTGCTGTTTTGGTGGAGGGGGTGTTTGATCATTTTGCTACCCCTCACTCTTATGCAGTTATGGGTAGTACAGTAACAGAATTACAGATGGACCAGTTGAGGAGTGATCATGTAAATCGGGTTTTTGTTTTGTTTGATCCCGATGCTACTCGTTCTTCAGAAACTGCAGTGAAAAAGTTGGTGAGGCGTAGATTCAAGGCTTACCCGGTGGTAATGGGTGGTGGTAAAGACCCGGCTGATTTAGGCTGGTCCGAAATGGCTAAGATAGTAGAGCAACTGGAAACCGTCCAATACCGTAGGACACAGACCATAAGGGTAGGGTAAAGCAGGTCTTTCCGTTGTCGAGAAGTGTGTCTCCCTTAGCTCCCCTTGGCTTTAAGGTTCTGGAGAGGGTAGTCAGGGGTGTGTGACCCCCAAAGCCAAGGGACGTGGGACGTTTTAGATGTTAATTTAGGTAAGTTTGAAAGGCGATTAATATTGTGTTAAAACAACATTTGTTGTGTTTACGCATCATGAGATACCCGGATGAAACAATGCAAAATTCATGCCACGGAAAATATACCACCGGTTGTGATTTGAGGCAATATGCAGACACAATTTTATGTTGTGTTGACGCAATATGGGGTATCGGAAACGCCATTTTTGTTAAGTGAGGAATTAACAAATTTACCTAAATTAACATGTATGGTGGTTTAGTTTGGTAATTTAAGTAAACTAAGTAAATTTTGTAACGTAGTCTTTTCTGGCACGTTCTTTGCTATCTGTTTTATGTAGTTTTTAGTTTGAACAATCACAAAATTTTGAAAGGAAACATGAAATGGTTACGAAAGCACAACAAAATGCGGCAAATGAAACAAAAACAATAAAAGGATTAGTGGTAGATGGTGATAGTTGGATTGAAGTTTACCAATCAGGGTTAGAATGTGCAGTTAGATTGGTTGAGAGCGGTCGGCCAGAAACATCCGCAATTAAGCTTGTATTTGCTGATTTAGTGTCCGCTACCCAAGCTGCTAAGCGTATAAGTAAAGCTCTTGGTGTGAGAATCAACTATTAAACGAAATAATTTCTAAACAATCATATATTTTTAAGGATTACAGAAATGAAAAAAGCAACAAAAAAATCGAAGAAAACAGAGTCCAAAACTAAAACCCGAAAAACCGTAAAAAAGAGCCTAAAATTTGGGACCAAAGCGGAAGCTGATGCCAAGATCAAACCTGAAACCAAAGCCATCATCGATGCCAAGGTTGAAGTTGGAGCGACCCTGAAAAGTCAAAGACCTGCACCAAAATCAGAGTTGAAAATTGTTGGTGCGTCCAGCGGAAGAATTTTGAACTCGGATGGTGGGTCGAACAGTAATGTTGTCTGGGAAATTGATGATAGGTTTGGTACGGCCAAAGCGGAGCGGATTTTGACACCAGAGGGAAACCCTACAGAATTTGCTATGGTTTACGGCAAAGATGCTGATGATGCGTGGCAACCGGTCAGACCTGTTTCCGATAGATACACTCCAATTAAAACTGGTATGATAGTAGATGCGATTTTGGAACGTGTGGACCTTGATGTTGGAAAAGAAAATGTTACGATAAATCGGTTTGGTACTCATCAACGAATTGATATTGCCATGAAAGGTGCTGATGTGGTGATGGGCAGTAATGGTGCGTTTGATGTTGGAACTCTTTTTACTGAAAATGGCACAGGCAAAAAAGATATTATTACTCCGATGATTCAGGTTGTCAACAGTTATGCTGCAACATCCGGAGTTCACATCAAGGTTGGTTGGTTTAGAGTGGTTTGTTCGAATGGATTGGTTATTCAACTTGAGGGTAGCACAAACCTCGTGAGTCATAATATTCATACGATTTATGAGGTTGATAGACTGGTGAATGAATTGGGTTCGTTCGAATGTCAATACAAACAGTCGGAAAAAGTTTTGATGAATTTAACAAAGAAAAAACTCACGCCCAAAGATTTGGAAAAATTGAAAGACCGGTTACCCAAGAATTATCACGAAAGTTTTGTTGAACATGTGGAAATGGGTGGCAGGTCGGCATGGGCGGCAATAAATGGGTTAACTTACATCCAATCGCATGAGTTGTCAATTGCTCGTGGTAAAATCGTGCAACCTTTAATCGACAGTCTGATTAAAGCTGTTGCGTAATAAGGTAGTGTGGCTCGTCCCTTTAATTAGGGATGAGTCATTTTTAAATCCAAAATGTGGAGTTAGTGGTACAATGGAAGAGGATTTGCTTGAAATTATGGTGAAAACGAGTCGTGTTGTACGATCCCACCAAGGTTATAGTATAAAAAACAGAAAATGAAAGGCTAAAGACCATGAGTACAATCACAGAAATTAAAGAGACGAAAATAAAACTTCTATACCAAAGATTAGACGAATTGAATATCAAGCGTAAAGAGCATCGGACTAAAATGCTAAATTACGAACAAAGAATGGAAATAGTGAGGGGTAACATCGCTGAATTGAAATCGAAAGAGGATATACTTAAAATCTTAGAGTTTTTGAAGTCGAAAAAAGATTGGACTACTGCAGTGGAGATTGCTAATAAGGTCAATTTCGAATCCGGTGGTAAGTATTTCGGGGATTTGCTTGAAATTATGGTGAAAACGAGTCGTGTTGTACGATCCCACCAAGGTTATAGTATAAAAAACAGAAAATGAAAGGCTAAAGACCACTTGTCCATAGTGTAATGGAGAATAAAACTATATTAAAATCGAAAGGATAGAACAATGGATTTATTATCTATCAATAAGCAGTATGGGGGTATTCTGTGGAGTTGTGCTAAACGGTATCATGCTGGGATTTGGGGAATTGAGGACGTTTATCAGCAGGTACTCATTACAGTGTATACGGCCATGCAAGATGGAAAGCTTCCAACTGACATATCAAGCAAATCTCAAAAGAGGGTAAAAAACTTTGTGATTTGTAGGTCGATTGATTTGGTTCGTAAAGAAAATCGCAGAAGAACCGAAGTAGTGGACCCGACTGACGTTCATTCTAAAGTATCACAGGACCAAATTGAGTCCCAGACTGAAGAATTAATGAGTTTTTTATCAAAGCACTTGACACCACCACAACTAGAAATCATCATGGAATTTGTGCAACCGTCCCCTGATGTACAAGGGTACGCGTGGAATCGGATGATCGAGGCTCAGCGAGAACGAAAAAAAGGGAAGTTGAAAATGGGAGTGAAAGAGGCGGTAGTTCGTAAGGTGGATATAGCCAAACATCATGGAGTGTCACCGGCCACTGTTACTAGAATTGTGGCGATAACCAAGAAAATTTTCACAACAGAGAAAGGAAGTTTAGTGTGAATAAACCAAGAAGAAAACGATTACAGGAAGCGTTTAATATAATTGAAGAAGTTGCATGGCAATGAAAACGAGTTTAATTTTGACACGTTATGTAGGTGGAGACTTGTTCGAGGCTTTGTCGATTTTGTGATTGTTTGATGAAATTTCGGATAAGTTTATTTTTTTTATCAAGCTGGGAAAGGGTAAGTTGTGGATTTGAAAGGGGTTATACTAGCTGGCGGCACGGGTTCTCGGCTGGAGTCGCTTACGAAAGTCACTAATAAGCATCTTCTTCCGGTGGGTCGTAAGCCGATGATTTATTATGCTGTTGAGAAGTTCGTCTCGGCTGGGATCGATGAAATATTGATTGTTACCGGTGTTGAGCACATGGGCGACGTAGTGAATTTGCTAGGTTCTGGCAAAGATTTCGGGTGTCGATTCACCTATAAAGTGCAGGATGAGGCTGGCGGGATTGCCCAAGCGTTGGGGTTAGCCAAGGATTTCTCCAACTGCAATCCGATAGTGGTGATTCTTGGCGATAATATATTCAAGGCAGGACTAAGGGAGTATGTGGACAAGTTCAAGTCGCAGAAGAGCGGTGCCAGACTGTTGCTTATTCAGCATGATAATCCGCAACGGTTTGGTGTCGCAGAAGTTTGTGACGGCAGGGTTGTCGGTATCGAGGAGAAGCCACAAAAGCCTAAGTCTAATTATGTTGTGACCGGTATATATTTTTATGATACAAATGTTTTTGACATTATCGCTACACTTAAGCCGTCAGGCAGAGGTGAGTTGGAAATTACTGATGTCAATAATGCTTATATAATGAAGAACCAGTTGTGTTATGATATTCTCGACGGCTGGTGGACCGATGCTGGCACATTCGAATCTCTATACAAAGCTAATGCGATGGTATTAAATAACCCCCCACAATGAGGATGAAAATGGGAAAGATATTGCCTCTAAAGAGTGTTTTAATAGATGATGGATTAGTTGTTCGTAGTTCGTGTGAGCTTCTTATAGAAGGGGTGGGTGTGCGTCGTTGTAAGGTTATCCCTGATGAGCGGGGCAGGCTTGGCGAGATACTTCGTGGGGACGATGATTTTTTTAAGAAGTTCGGCCAAGTTTATTTTACCACTACATATCCGGGTGTTGTCAAGGCGTGGCATTATCACAAGAAACAAACAGACAATTTTTATGTTGTCAAGGGCACAATAAAGGTTGCACTTTATGACGATAGGGAAAACTCATTGACGCAAGGCGTGGTAAATGAGTTTTATCTTGGCGAACATTGTCCGGGATTGGTTCATATACCGCCCGGTGTCCAGCACGGCTGGGTGTGCGTCAGTCAAGTCGAGGCGTACATTGTAAATGTGGTTTCGGAAATGTATAATTATGTTGAGCCGGACGAGTTTCGCAGCGATCCGCATGATAATCATATTCCGTATAAATGGATACGTAATGATGGGTGAGGGAGGTAGGTAGATGGAACGGGTAGCGATATTAGGTGGTGGGGGGATGCTTGGCACGGATTTGGTTGGTGTTTGTGGTCGGCGTGGGCTTGAATTTGTTGTTTATGATTTACCGGAGTTTGATATTACCAAGCCTGAACATGTTCATCAAGTTGTTAAGGATTCTGATGTTGTTGTGAATTGTGCGGCATATACTAATGTTGATCAGGCTGAACTTGAGTTTGATCTTGCTTATCAGGTTAATGCCGAGGCGGTTGGGGTATTGGGAGAAACCGCTAAAGAAGCTGGCAAATGGGTGTTACATATCAGCACTGATTTTGTGTTTGACGGCAAAAGCGACAAGCCCTATCGTGAGACAGACAAAGCTAATCCGATAAACACATACGGTAAAAGCAAACTGGCGGGTGAGAAGCTTTTGGCTAAAAGCGGGTGCCGACATTGTATAGTCCGGGTTGAGTGGACATACGGGTTGGCTGGTCGGAATTTTGTGACTAAGCTTTTAGGTTATGGTGAGACGAACAAGGATATTCGAGTTGTCGATGACCAGTCAGGGTCGCCGACGGCAACGGTTGAGGTTGCTGATGCTGTTTGTGAACTTTTGCGGATTAGACCTGAAGGAGTATATCATTTTGCCTCGGCTGGATATACCAGTCGATTTGAAGTGGCGAAATTTATATTTGAGAAAGTTGGTATGGCGGTGAATTTATCAAAGTGCAAAAGTAGTGATTATGAAAGTCTGGCGGCACGGCCATTGAATAGTCGATTTGATTGTGGTAAAATTCAGGGGCTGCTTAATAAACCGATCGAGCGTTGGGAGTTGCCGTTGGGACGTTTTTTGGAGTTGTTATGAAAAGTATATTAGTGACAGGTGGTGCAGGTTTTATTGGTAGTAATTTTGTTCGGATGGTGCTGGCCGAGCATAGCGATTGTTTTGTGGTGAATCTGGACAAGCTGACATATGCCGGCAATCTTAATAATCTGGCTGGTTTTCTTGAGCATCCCAGCCATAAATTTATTAAAGGTGATATATGCGATTATGATTTGGTGTCACAAATTATAGAAAGTCACGATATAGGTGCTATTGTCAATTTTGCTGCTGAGAGCCATGTTGATCGCTCGATCACGGGTCCTAAGATTTTTATTGAGACGAATGTTACCGGCACATTGATGCTGCTCGAGGCGGCACGTGAAAAAGGTATAGAGCGGTTCGTCCAAATATCGACCGATGAGGTTTATGGTGAGCTTGGCCCGACAGGTAGATTCAGCGAGCAGACGGCATTGAGTCCGAATTCGCCGTACTCGGCAAGTAAAACGGCAGCGGATCATCTTGTGGGTGCTTACGGACACACCTGGGGACTTAATTATAATATTACACGTTGCTCGAATAATTATGGGCCATATCAGTTTCCGGAAAAGATGATACCGCTGATGATAAATAACGCGTTGCACGATAAAGAATTGCCAGTTTATGGTGACGGGCTGCATGTTCGAGACTGGATATATGTGTATGATCATTGCACAGCGGTGTGGAAAGTTTTAACCGAAGCGACTCCCGGTGAGATATATAATATCGGTGGTTGTAACGAGAAGGCCAATCTTGAGGTTGTTGAGTTGATACTGGATCGGCTCGATAAGCCGAGATCACTTATCAGACATGTAACCGACAGGCCCGGGCACGATAGAAGGTATGCTATGAACGCCGGTAAGATAATGGAAGAGTTGGGCTGGCGGCCTTTAGTTAGTTTCGAAGAAGGGATCAACAAGACGATAGCGTGGTATCTGGGAAATCGAGATTGGTTGGCGGATGTCGTCCGTGGAGGGTGAAGAAGTTGCAGGGTAATGAAAACGAGTTTAATTTTGACACGTTATATAAGTGGAGTTTGATTTGTGCTGATTATTTTTGCTTCGGGGTGTAGTGATAGGCAAGGATGGTTGGCTTACTTGTTCGAGGCTTTGTCGGTTTAGTGGTTGTTCGGTGGAGTCTTGAGCAGGTTTTAAATGAAAGGATTATAAGTTATGGATAATGAAATAATAGGAGCTTTGGATAGGTACGTTAAGGAACGGATTCCGACAGGTGGATTTTTAATGGCCGTGTTGGAAAATGATCTGTTTAAGGCGTTCAATAAAGCGGACACGGACAACACACGTAACATGTTGATTATCGTTAAGTACATCTACAATAATGTACCTAGTGGGTGTTATGGTTCGCCTGAAGAAGTGAAGAAGTGGTTGGACGGAAAACCGCCAGTTGTAAAGCTCGGTCCGGGTGGTGATTTCACAAAAGATTTATTAACTAAAGAGGATTTGACATTATGAGTAAGAAAAAATTCTACTTGGCAACAAAAATACACTGCAAACCTAAAGTAAATTTACCTATGTTTCCAGAAGTGGGTTTACCTGATGGGTGCGAGGGTATTATGTTTGTGTTTAAAACTAAAAAAGCTGGACGCGAATTTTCAGGTAAAAACACAAAATTCGATGAAATAAATATCGTCAAGGGAAATTTAAAGGAAAAAGTAAAATAACAGCGGTATAAGGCCGTAGAAGTACCCTTGGACTGAAACGTGAATTAACTACTCACAGTAAGTCATGGAGTGTAGAACTCCCGATTCAAGTATCACACAACCAAGTAACGGTAGTTCGTAAAAAGTTGTGCGGGAAAGATGGTAAAAACTAAAGGGTGTAAAGCGTCGTCCGTGGAGGGCGAAGTAGCTGACGTTGGACACATAATTCAACCTGTTGTTTAATATTAAAAAAGAAGACCTGTCACGTGGTTAACGGAAACCGCATAGTCAGATACGATTACCGTTAAGCGAAAAATCCGTCCTGTAGTGGATTACTACTCTACAGCGAAGTAACTTAATGATCTGGCTGTGGCGGGCATTTTAAAAAGGTGAAATTATGATTAGATCGAAAGAAACTGGTAGAAGATGGAGGATAATTGGGGTGACAGAACAAGGTGTGTCTGTGATGTGTGTGCCGTTTGATACTCCACATGGTCATACAAGTTTTCTGATTTCGGGGTTAGAAGCGGATGGTGGTGAAAAGGAAATAACGGACACCATCAAGGCAACGAATGAAGAAAGATACAGAGATTTGGTTAATAAAAAATCAGAACTCACAGCGTCATTAAGCACCGTAACCAGAATGATCGGCGAACTAGCTGTAATATTGAAAGTTGAATAAAATGGGAAAGATTGAATTATTATCAGATGAATATGTAAGAGCAGAAGCGAAAAAAGGTATTTATGAAGCGGCCCTGTGTAGTGTTAAGGCGTGGGAGTTGAAACGAAAACTCACACCAAAACAATGTTTAGAATATGATAGTATGGGATGTGCACTATGTATATATAACGAGGATGGTTGTTCAGAATGTCTTGCTTGGGAGGAAGACTGTATTGGTGATGATGATGATGGTTGTTGTAAAGAATACCACATGGCTCACTGTTTGATGAGTCAAGAAATGCGGGGTGTGGGTTTACCTAAGTGGAGTGATGAAACGTTGATGGCCATTGATGCCTTGATTAACAGAATAAAAAAGTTTGCTGAAAAGCATAAAGGAAAGTAAAGATGTTAGGTAACTTACCTCTGGCCTGCCGTGGGTAGTATTATTAGAAAGGGTAATAAAATAACTTTATTTCCTCCTAGTTAGGTCGTTTAAAACTCACAAACTTTTTACGATCTAACCTCCTCCAGAACCACAGGACTAATCCACCTGTGGTTTTGTTTTATGTATTTTGTTTGTTTTCAATTTGTCGATTTCATTAAAAGTGAAGACTGTATGCCCCTTACGGTATCATGAAAGGGGGTAAGAGACAAAACAAACTAAAAATGACGATTTGTTCAGTAAAGGAGAATAACGTAAAGAAACATTATAAAGTTGAAGAATTGGAAGAGCAAATTGCACCGTAGATAAAGGCGTTAACAGTGGTGAAAAAAACTAAAAAGGTCGTTAAGGCCGTCAAAGCTAAGAAAAAGACTAAAACTAAAAAGAGTCCGGCAAAGAAAAAGACGTTACCACTAGCACAACCGGAGGGACCGAAACTACCAAGTATACCGGGCATGCCGAACTTAACTGAAATTTTACTTGTTTTTCCTGACGCATTAAAGCTAACTAAACTAACGTCAAAAGAAATAATTAAAATCTTACAAAGTAAAAAGACATCGATTGGTCAAAAATTAGAAGTGATAAATAAAGTAATAAAAGTGCAAGAATACCATTTAAAATTAGCAACTACGATGTTTCGTTTGGACGAGGCTGGTATAACAGATGGGGAAACAATAAGGCGAATTAGTTTACCACTACAGGGACCGGGACTTAAATGAGTCAAATATTGATAAATGAAGCTGGCATCGTTATACCAAATCCGGGTGGACAAGCGGGTTTTGCTAATGATTGGACACATACAATCGTTGGTCTTGAGGGTGGTTGGATGTCGGGCAAGACGTTTATTGGTAGTAGAAAACTCGTTACACTTCACATACACAATGCGTTTGACTTAGAGACAGGACAACCCACTTACATCCCATCTGCGGCAGTATCACCAACATACTCAAATGCGATGGATTTCCAAGTACCGGCGTTAACTGATGCGTTCAAGGAAGCCGGGTTAAGTTATAAGTGGAAGTCAACCGGTTCAGTCTCACAGGGTAAATTTTCCGGTCCTGCTCTTATCCTACCTGATCTTGGTACAAATAAAAATCCAAGTGTGATCCTAATCCGTACGGCTGAAAGACCTGAAACGATAACAGGTTGGCAGGTTGGTGCTGGATGGGGTGATGAACCTGCACGTTGGAAAGAAGACATGTTTGACCCTAAGAATGATGCTTATACTCAATTTATTGGTAGAGTACGACATCCGGATGCCAATTTCGTACAAAAGATGTTTACTTACACTAATGAGGGTGATGCAACTAAAATTTATAAGGAAATGCATTCGGATAATGCGTCATTGTACAGAGCACCTACTAATGAAAATCCACGTGCGGCAGTGTTCTATGATGAAATGAAAAAGAATCTAACTGCAGATTTAGCTGAACAGTACCTTGAGGGTGGTGCAGCTTCGTTACGTGGTGGTAGGGTTTATCCGTCATTTGCTAAGAAACATCACGTGTCCAACAGACTGAAACTAAATAAGAATTTACCATTGCACCTGTCTATTGATTTCAACATAGCACCGGGCATGCATTTTGAAATAGGGCAATTACATAACGAGTATGAGGATAATTGGCTCTTCACTACTGTACACGAGATTTTCACACCAAGATTGAGTGTAAAAGATGCAGTGATAATGTTTGGTAGGTTGATAGAAGAACTGGGTGGATGGCAATGGCCGATGCTTTATGTGTTTGGTGACGCGTCCGGTAATGCACAATGGTCCGGCACTGGTGAAAGTAACATTGCGATCCTTGAAGATGGGCTGCTTAAGTTAGGCATACCGTACGAGTTACGGATACCAAGAAGTAATCCGATGGTAGTGGATAGAATAAATGCAGTAGAGTTGACACTCAAGGATTGTGATTCAAAGGTACACTGGAAATGTCATGGTAGATGCCAACGTTTAATTGAAGATAGAATGTACCTGAAGAGGGACTCATTTGGTGGAATCGATAAGAGCCAGAAAAAATTGAGCCATGCGTCAGATGCTGATGATTATAGAATAGAGTTTTTAAGACCAGTACGCGTAACACGTAGGGAGGACTTGGTGGGACAATTCTCGGTGGTGGCTTAAGGTAGTAACCCCCATGAGAATATTCAGAAAACCCTTGGATGCAAGGGGAGCTAAAGGAGATAGTCTCCTTGGCAAGCGAAAGGTGTGGTACAATGCAAGCTAGTGAAATGGTGGAAGTTAGCGGACAATTATCGAGGTTAGGAATTATGCAAGTTAGTCAAAATGAACAATTAGCAAGTGATGAACTGGGAAAATCAAGAAGAAGAGCTAGACAGTTAAGACTGAGTACGCGTCATATAATTAAAAGAAATGATCCTTGTGGTTGTGGTTCGGGACGTAAATCCAAGAAATGTTGCTTGAGGTAAAATAATGGAACAGTCAACTGGTAAAATACTTACGGTAGTCTTTGTTGGACTAGTGTTTTGGGCTTGTCTTGAAGTGATAATAAAAACAATTAGCTGGTTGTATAATTAAAGGAAAAAGAGTAGTGGCAGAAAAAGAAGCAAATGTAAATGCTCCTCCTTTAGGTGAAAAAACCCTACGTCAAGTGGCGGGTATTTTCTCTTCTATATGGGACGCAGTGGACGTACCAAGAGGAAGATTCAACACTTACCGTAGAATGAGAGCCAATCCAACTGTAGCCTTGGCCAGAACTGTTGCTACTGCTCCTGTTAAGATGGCGGCTTATTCTGTGGAAAAGGATGATGAAACAAGTGAAGAGATACAAATCTTCATTAAAAATCAAATTGACAGATTATGGCCACAACTAATTGAAGACTTGATGTGGTCTTTAGATTACGGATTTCAAAGTTTTGAAAAGGTGTGGGAAGTAAAACCAGTTGACAGTGTATTAAGGCTGGTGTTGGGTAGGTTGAAAGCATTAGCACCGGACCAAGTGGAGGTTCGGGCTGATAACAAGTTTGGTAACTTTGTCGGTATAACACAAGACGGTGTTGAACTAAACGTGGATAAATGCTTTCATTATGTGTACGATGGTGAACCGGGTAATTATTATGGCAGAAGCAGACATGAGAATATCAGGGAATTTGCGTGGTTTCCGTGGACCCAAGTTGCACTTAAACAGTTGAAATATATGGCGAAGATCGCTGGTGTAATACCAATGATAAAGTACCCAATAGGTAAAAGCAGAGATGCCACGGGTGCGGAAACCACAAATTTTGAAATAGCAGAAGCAATCCTTAAATCTCTTGGTTCCGGTAAAGGTGTTGCAATGCCGCAAGAATTAGCGGCGTGGGCAAGAGATATGTCAAGACAAGGAATCGATCCTGAAGCATATGCGGCATGGCATATTAGTTTCTTGGAAACAAAAGGTCAACATGGCAAGGGTTTTGTTGATTCATTGCGTCATTACGAATCGTTGATACTACGTGGATGGTTAGTGCCGGAAAGGGCTGCAACAGAGGGTCAATTTGGCACAAAAGCAGAAGCTAGTACCCATGGTAGTGTAGCATTAGTCACATCGGACGAATTGCACAAAAATATTCTACGTGCCGTCAATCAAGATATCATCAATCCATTGTTAAGGTTCAACTTTGGTGAAGATACACAAGATACGGTTTATTTGAAACAAGGTGGGCTTGATCCTGTCACCAAGGCTTACTACCGTGGGATAGTAGAAAAAGTCCTTACAGCACCGTCTAATGTGGATATGTTCCAGACGTGGTTGGACGTGGACAACATGCTTGAATTAGCTGAACTACCAAAGGCACAAGAAAACGTGAATTTGGTTATAAAAGAAGATGAAGATGATGAAGATGATGACAACCCAAATCCGGGTGATGAAGATAAAGACAAAGATGAAGATAATAAACCGTTGAGCAAAAAACAAATACAAACGGTAAAGGAAATTTATGCCGCGTTTGGCTCGTAAACAATTAGAAAATCGTGCATTAACTGTTGTACGAGAAACCAAAAAACTCGAAAATATCGGAGTTGGACTCATAGCTCCTGTATCGAGAATGCTGGTAAGTAATGTAGTTCGTTCTACCAGAAGTGGTGTAATGAACATCAAACCAGCGATGGATAAATTTCAAGCGATCTTACTTGCGGCGATGGTTAGTTCTCATCTTACCGGACGTGAAAGGGTAATTAGGTGGGCAAGGGCTGAACATAAAGGATTTGCCACGGCTTATGATGATGCTACTAATTTTCTGCAGTGGAGACAGGATTTATCTGAAGAGGACATCAAAGAGTTAACAGATGCCTATGGTGATCAAGCTTTAAAGGTTACACGTGGTTTGTCAAATCAACTGGAAACTGCAGCACAAAAATCAATACAAAAAACCGTTCAAGAGGGCAAGCACATTAAAGAGGGTGTAGCGGATTTGAGGAAAGCATTTGAAACAAGTGGTGTTTCATCTACCAATCCTTTCCTGTTAGAAACTCTTGTAAGGACGCAGGTTAGTTTGGCTTATAATGCTGGACGATGGAAAGCAAGTCAATCACCGGCTATACAGGAAATACTCTGGGGTTATGGTTACTACACGGTTGGTGATGCCAGAGTTAGAGATACTCATGCCGCAATGGATAATACGGTTTTACCCAAGGATGATTTCTTCTGGACCGAAAATTGGCCGCCAAACGGTTATAATTGCCGGTGTACTACGGTTATGATCTTTGATGAAGAAGAGGAAAAACAACCTGATCAAAATATGGTAGTTGATGGTAAAAAGGTTGTACCCGGTGCAGATAAAGGGTGGAAGTTCAACCCCGGTAAACTGGTTAAAGAAACACTACCGGTTAAAGTGCCAATTCCGATTTCAAAAATACCGAAAAAGGTAGTTGCAAAAGTAGCACCTAAACCGAAAGCAGTAAAACCTGTTAAAGTAACACCTAAAAAGGTTGAACCAGTATTAACACAAGAACAATGGATAAAACGGTTACCATCCGATGAAGTGATGGAAATGAAACGGTACTCCTCCCATTTGGGTCCAGTCATTGTTAAAACTCAACGTGAATTTTTAAAAGGACTTAAATTTGCGGATGAACTAAGTGATGTGGAAAAAGGTTATTTAAGAATAGCACAATCCGTTGAAAAAACAATAGCCAGTTCACCTCCTATACAAGAAACCATGTACAGAGGAATGAAGTTTAGTTCAACTATAAAAGGGGATAAACTCAATTACGCTACATTTGATAAAAGTGTGAAACAGGGAACTTTGAAATTTAATAATTTGACTAGTTTTACAACCGATGAAATTAGGGCATTGGAGTTTACTACTCCCAAGGGTTCACCCGATTTTAATAGAGTTTTAATAAAAGTAAAGGGCGGTACTAAACATGGTGTAAAAATATCGTCCATTTCGGAATATCCGACAGAACAAGAGGTTATATTAAGTTCAAAAGTTAAGTACAGGGTTATAAATGATAAAATAGAACCAGCTACCAAATTGACAGCTAAAACACGAATTATTGATTTAGAAGAAGTGATAAAATGAGTAGAGAAAATTTTCAAAGTACGCCGGTCATAACCAGTGATCCAAAGGAAATGGATAAACAGGATGAAAATCTGAAAAAACTGTTAGAACTCAATTTGGATACAAATGATGTCAAAAAAGAAAAGAAAACTAAAAGATTGTCGTGGATTATACAAGGAAACATAACTGATGGCGAAAACTAAAAAAACTAAAAAAATACCGAGTATTGCTGGACTGTACCTTGAAAATGATGGTTTCGAAATGGCATCACAACTGGAAATGAGTGATAGCGAAACACCGGTGCAGATGTTCAAAAAGGACATCATCAATGTAGGTAAGTACACACACCCCAAGCATAAGTGGGAATTGGATGTTACACCCGAACGGATGGACGGATGGATTAAGACATTCAACAAAATGAAAGACAATGGTGTTGATGTTGAAGTAGTTGTTGATCACAGAGGTGATGCAGAAGCGGTACGAGGTTATGTAACCGACATGTATCGTAACGGAAATGCTTTGTTTGCTAACACTGAAATCCGAGGGCAAGACTCAATTGATTTGGTGCAAAAAGTGCGTAATGTCTCGATTTTAGTGGATCGTGACTACAAGGATGGAAAAGGTAATGATTATGGTGAGGCAATTTCTCACGTCAGTATTGTTCAACAACCAGTAGCACCCGGACAATCAGAGTTTGAAGTAGTACGTAAAGCAGCTAGTAAAGCTGATTCAAATAGTAGTGTAATAAACCTATTCCATTTTAACTTAGGAGATCAAAATATGGATGAGAAACTACTCAAGGCTCTTAAAGAGCTAATTGGTGCTGGTGATGATTTCACAGCAGAAACTGCATTAAGTCAATTGTCGGCAGGATTTAAGAAATTAACCGATGAAAACAAGACTTTTTCTACTAAGGTAACAGAACATGAAACTACGATTGCTGGTTTGAAGAAAACGACTCCGACCAAAATCGATCCCAATCTTGCGGAACAGATGGGTAAAACTGGTGAAGACAGACTTAACAATCTGGTTGCTGCTGGTAAACTCACTCCTGCGGCGGCAAAATTGGCATGTTCTAAATTCATCGGTGCATCAGGTACTCGTAATCTGATGTCGTTGAGTTATTCCGAGGGTGGTTCTTCTCTCGATCATCTGTGCGAAGTTCTTCAGGCCAATGATCTGGTTGAACTTGGTGAAAAAGTCAAAACGATGAGTTTGAGTCGTGAAACTCCCGGTGGTGACGAAGAAAAAAGTTACGACGATGCTGTTGAAAAGGAAATGATCGAAGAAGCATCCACAGCGTAACAACGAAACTGAAAACATTGTGTACAAAACTAAAATAATAGAATTGTTTAGGAGATAGTAATATGGTTCAGCAAGGTTCATATGGTCTGCCGGGTATAAAAACCGAAAGAACGGCGACCCCAAGACGAGTTTTAAAAACATTAGATCATTCCGTCCTCTACCCCGGTGGTGTAGTAATCAATGGTTCTTTGTCACGTGACGCAGGTAATACCGGTGATCTCGATGTGCTAAGAGCAGGAACGATCATGGGTAAAATTACCGCAACCGGTCTTTTTGCTCCATCTATTCTGGGATTAACAACCGCAGAAGCAGCAGCTAGTGCTACCACTTTGTATGTATCAGCCGCAACAGCAGTTGAAATCGTAAGGCGTGTTGGTGCAACTGGTTCATTAACCATAATTAACGGCAAGGACACTGGTGCTAATCCATCGCCTGAAGTTTTGGCTTACTCTGCCGTTAATGTCACGACTGGTGCTATCACAATCGGGGCAATTACCGGCATAACCTTAGTTGGTTCAATAGTTGCTCCGATTGACGGTTCCCAAATCCCACTGTGTATAATTGGTGATGGTTACGGGATTAAGGTTACCGATGCTGACGACACCAGCATCAATGTGCCATTCTCCAACATGCTGATTGGCGGTATTGTGGACGAAAGTCAGATCGTTAATTGGCCGACTCCACCTGAAGTCAAGGAATACTACCGTAATAACTTGGCGAAAGCTGGTGTTGGGTTGTGGATATTCGACGAAATATTCACGGGTACTACGGTTCCTGAAGCACCTACGCCTACTCCGACACCTACGCCTACTCCGACACCTACGCCTACTCCGACACCTACTGCGTAAGGTAGCATAGTTTGAGACAGGTATTCGACATTATTAGTACTGTTCGAGTCCAAGGAAAGCTAAGGGAAACCTGCTCCTTGGCAAGGGAACAGTGGTATGAGGTGGCACGATGTAAAGGTGCTGCACTAAACAAAATTTTATCTTAAGGAGATAAAAATCATGGCCAAGACATTAAGACAGATTCTGGGAGGCAAAAACCTTTCCGGAGTGATACAAGGTATTAAATCAGGAATACCAACGGACGGTATTCCTCAATCATTTTTTCGTCCGACAAGAACTGTAGAGGGTGATCATTGTACTTACCGCAAGGTTGAGGGTACAAGAAAAACTGCACGTTTGGTGCACTACGGGTCACCATCCAAACTACGTAACGTTTCTGGTGTAAGTGAAATTCCGGTGAAATTGCTTCACTCGTTTGAACACATGCACCATGATCCGTCCGTTTTGATGAATTTGACCAATCTGGCAAATGATTCAAGACAAGCACTGGGTCAGGCTGAAATTTCCCGACAGACAAGGGAATTTAAAGATCTTTTCCAAAATTTGCGTAAAGCATCAATCATGTCGGCATTGCTGACCGGCCTTGTTTACTTTGATGGCGAGGGTAATCTTTTACCGTCTTCATCCGGTTCTGTGGTTACGGTTGATTACGGCATTCCAGATGGTAACAAGGATCAATGTGATATGCTTGGTGATGGTGATATCATCGATGCTGTTTGGTCTGCTGCTGGTACGGATATTCATACTCACATCAAGGGTTTGAAAGATGCGGCAGTCAGATTAACTGGTTACCCGATAACCCAAGCATTTTACGGTAAGAACATTCTTGATTACATGTGGAAAAACACAGTACTGAAAGAAATGATCAACCGTAAAAACACACTTCAAGATTCGTTCACAGTGGGCGAAATCTCTGATGGTTTCTTGGGAATTAAGAAATGGATGCCAATTAGCGAGACATTCTACGTTGACGATGATGGTGATTTCCAAGATTTTATCGGTGATGATGATATTGTCTTTACACCTGATCCGTCCCCGGAATGGTGGGAAGTGATTGAGGGTACTTACCCTGTGCCCACAGACATTGGTCAAATTTCTGCTGATGCAATGGCATCAATATCGTCAAATGTAATTGCTAAAAAGGGCATGTTCTCCTATGCTCAAGTATTATCCGATCCCGTGACTGTTAAACAGCTTGCTGGTGATACGTTCTTACCGGTAGTCAAAGTTCCAAACGCAGTTGTTATTGCAACTGTAGCCGGTTTTTAGTATCGGTTTTTGAAAATGATGAGGTGTGACTGATCTGTAATGGGTCAGTCATACTCCCTTTTGTTAATTATCAACTATAGAGGTAACAAACATGGCGATGACTGAAGCTGATGAAAAACTAATTAGATTGATAGTAAAAGATGTTGCAACAGAAGCCGCTGAAAAAGCATTAAAACTTCATATTCAACTGTGTCCATACGGGAAAACAATCGGACGCAGCAAGGCATTTATACTCGGCGGGGCGTTTGCCCTCACGCTGATTGGTATGGGGCTGGGTGCGGCGGCTACGAAATTTGTCGAGATTCTAAAATGAGTGGAAACAAAAACCCGAAATGGCAAAACAAACAACACAAGATATTATAGAGATGGGAAGGAGTTATGAGTTTATTAACTATATTACACGATGATTATTCTGAAAAGACATCTGTTGAACTAGAGG